TGATATCACTGAGAATGGCGGTAAGGCTCTGTTCACTGGCCTGTATGAAGGCAACCGCAGAGTTCTAGCTAAGATCATCAATACCCAGTTTGGTACAGCTTGGTTGCTTGATGATTCAGAGACTGAGCTTATCAATGCTCGCGGCAAAAAGTTCTTGCCTACTGGCTCTAAAAGTCGAGTGCTTAAGAGTCTTGGTCTTTCTGAGATGAATGAATGGGCGCCTGCTTGGGCAGCTCACGCTGGCGAAGGTAGCGGATTCTCTGGTCTTGGCTCTGTGCGCGTAGAGACATACCGCACTGGTGATAAATTCGGTTCTGATGCGGAGCTGGCATAAGCCAGCTTTTAGCCAACTAGGAGATCAATATCATGGCAATCGAAACTATCAAAATTTATGACCAGTTTGGTTACGAATGGCTGGCTCGCGTAGCTTACGAAAAAGAGTGTGTCCGCGCTGGTTCGTTTAGCTCTGGTGCGCTAGATCCTGAAGAGTACTATGGCATCTTTAGGCATGAGCTTACAGATGTGTTATGGATTGAGTCTGATGAGCTTAATCAGGATGAGATCGATTACCCTCTGGCTGAGGATGGTGTCTATCTGATGTTTGAAGGCGATGATGTACCAAAGTGGGCATGGGATGAATGTGAAGATTACGTTAGGGAGCTGGACTAATGGCTATTGAGGCGATTTTAAACGCGCTACCGATCTTTAAGAATTATGGCAAAAAGTTCCGCGCCCCATGCCCTGTTCACGATGGCAAGGATATGAATCTGATGATCAGTGAGCGATCTGATGGATCTGTCGGAGCACATTGTTTTGTGTGTGGTGCAAATGGTCTAGCAGTAGTTGATGCGCTTGGTGTTAAACGCTCCGAGCTATTCCCGCCTGACAGTGAGTACAAGAGACAGCCTGTAACGAATGATATGCGCGATAAGTACGCTCAGGACGCAATGGTGCTAGCGATGGCCGAAAAGGCTCCTGAAGGATCTTTATCGCTTGCAGATAAGCGCAGGATAAAACTGGCTAAGAGTCGCATGGAAGGCATCGAACAACTCATGGAAAACACTGGAGTCTAACAATGAATCGCTTCTGGACTGAATCTGTGCCATACGCAGGCACTATCTTGCTGGGGATATTCCTATTCGCAGCTTACTTAGAAGGAGTACTAGGATGAAAAGCCTAATCACAGCAGTCGCACTTACAGCGGCACTCGCATCTACCAATGCTCTAGCTATCACTGGCTTCCTCAATGGACAGTCAACAAGCGGTATGAATAGATACTGTTACTACAGCAATGGTGTAATACTAACCATATCAGCAACTAGCCTATGCCCACTGAGCATTAACTAAGGATATTACATGGATGACTTTAAGGCGCTACCAACAACTACAATGAAGGCGCTACTCGCAGCAAGGATGCTGGAGTACCCAAAACGCAAAGGTGAGCCATCAGGTGAGCGAACACGATGGGAGGAACATCATAGAGAAGTTCTAGCAACGCTATATAAGATGGCTAGCGAAAATTAACCAGAGGAGCGGCATTTGTCGCTTTTTTTGTTTCTGCTGTATACTTAAATCTATCGGGACGTTAGTGACCACTAACACTGAAACTAAACTAGATTGAGTAGTTTTATGGCTAATACAACAGGTAAGAAGTTTGGTGGACGCAAGAAAGGCACACCGAATAAGGTGTCTACCAGCGTAAAGGAATCGCTTAAGTCTGTCTACGATAGACTAGGCGGTGATGATGGTCTATTTGATTGGGCGCAAGAGAATCCAGATGAGTTCTATCGGCACTGGATCAAGATGCTTCCTACAGAGGTTAAGCAGGATCTCACATCATCCGATGGCAGTGTCATGCCAGTCGCAATCCAAGTGGTAGGCATCGATGACGACAGCAAAGATTGAGCTTCCTAAGAAGATGGCTCAGCTCTTTGCGGGTGATGCTCGCTATAGGGTAGCTCATGGAGGAAGGGGGTCAGCTAAGACCAGAAGTTTTGCACTGATGACTGCAGTGTATGGTTACAAGCTTGGTATGAGTGGTGAAAGCGGCACTATCCTATGTGCTCGTGAGTTTATGAACAGCTTGTCTGATTCATCCTTTGAAGAGGTCAAAGGAGCGATCCAGTCGGTCGATTGGCTGGCTGAATACTACGAGATAGGGCAGAACTATATCCGCTCTAAAGATGGTCGTATCAACTACGCCTTTGCGGGTCTGAGGCGCAACCTAGATTCGATCAAGTCTAAGGCTAGGCTGGTGTTGTGTTGGGTAGATGAAGCTGAGACAGTATCAGAGATGGCTTGGGCTAAGCTGCTTCCTTCGGTGCGTGAGGAAGGGTCTGAGATATGGGTGAGCTATAACCCTGAGTCCAAGCTATCAGCTACCCACAAACGATTCAGAGAAGATCCACCAGACAACTGCAAGATCGTTGAGATCAACTGGCAAGATAACCCTTTCTTTCCAGAGGTGCTAAATGTGGAGCGCCTTAATGACTTCGAGAAGCGCCCAGACTCTTATGACTGGATATGGGGTGGTGCATTCTTAACACACCACGATGGTGCTTTTTACGTGATCGAAATGCGGGATGCCAGAGATCAGGGCCGCATCGGTGCAGTGCCTTATGATCCACGCTTGCCAGTGGTCACAGCATGGGACTTAGGGATAGGCGACAGTACAGCAATCACCTTTGCTCAGTATGTAGGCGCTGAGGTACGCATAATCGACTTTTATGAAAACTCTGGTGTTGGTCTAGATCACTATGCTCGTGTGCTTCAGGATAAGGGCTATAAGTACGATCAGCACATCCTTCCGCATGACGTAAGGGTCAAAGAGTTGGGTAGTGGCAAGTCTCGCTATGAGACGCTACAATCGTTAGGTATAACGCCTATAACTATCGCACCTCAGTTATCAGTAGACGATGGCATACAGGCAGTCAGGTCAATGTTGGCGCTGTGCTGGTTCGATGCTGAGAAGTGTGATCACCTCATAGAAGCACTCCGAGCTTACCACAGAGAATACGATGATCAGCGAATGACATGGAAGGGCAGGCCAGAGCACGATTGGTCGAGCCATCCTGCAGATTCATTCCGCTACTTGGCAGTAGGATATAGGGAGCGATCAGGCTGGTCTGGTGGTGCTCTTAAACGTAATTTGAAGGGTGTGGCTTAATGGCTGGCGTGATTGGAAAGGGTATTGAAGAGGGTGTCGGACTGCTTTCTAAGCTTTTAGGTAACCTATCGCCAGATGATGTTCTGTACCTATCCAAGAGAGCATTAGATGGTGATGCGGGTGCTCTTAAGGCGCTGAAGAATGCTGAAGGCTTGGATAAGGCTGATGTATTGAGACGCGCAGCTAATCGCGTCAATAAGGCTGAAGCTACTCGCTACACTCCAGCTCCCGATCCTGTAAGGGCTTACCATGCCTCACCATACAAGTTTGATAAATTCTCTACTGACAAAATAGGTACTGGCGAAGGTGCTCAGATGTATGGTCATGGGCTGTATTTTGCTGAAGAGCCTGATGTAGCTAGGGCATATAGAGATATGGTGCCACAAGATACTGTTAAGCAGATAAACGCAGAGCTTGATGGTATCTATGGTGATCTAAAGCAGTATGAGACAGGCCAGTATGGTGTATACAACGATCCAAAAGGCTATGCATTAAAAGAGCAGTACGATGCTTTGCTTAATAAGCGCCAGACTCTGATTGATGAGGCTAGAAGCCCAACGATGCGAATAAAAGGTCAGGACATAACTGATCTTTATTCAAAGCTCACCAGTGGCAGGGCAAGCTCTTCTGATTACGCTAAGGCAGAGATACTAGAGCAGATTATGATTGATGGTGATGCTCTTGGTGTTATCCAGCGGCAAGCTGGCGACCCTACGTATACTGATGAAGCTTATGCGTGGTTTGAAAAAGAGGTGTTGCCCAACATTGATAGAAGCGGGACTCTTTTCGAGGTCGATCTAAATATCAATAAAGATAAGATGCTGGATTGGGCTAAACCAGTAAATGAGCAGCCAGAGATTATGAAAGGGTTGCTTGATATGGTTACGCTCGATTCTGGATGGTCTGATTACTACCTAAAGCTCCCCGATGATGTTAAACCAATAGCTGATGACTTGCTGACAGGTAAGATAAAACTTGATGGCGGAGCTGCTGAGTTCAACGCCTTTATGAAGCTCCAGAAAGCAGCGCCTAATTTAGACCACAGCACTATCCTTGATATACGCAACGAGCTTAACTTTAAGCCAGAGCTAACAGGTGAACAGTTTTATAACAACTGGGCTAGAGGTAGTGAGGATATACGTATTGGCTCTAGGTATGATTCTGCTGCTGCTGCGCAAAAGCTTAAATCTACAGGCGTTGAAGGGATAAAGTACTTGGATCAAAACTCGCGCCAAGCGGGTGATGGGACAAGTAATTTTGTTGTGTTTGATGATAAAAATGTAAATGTTGTCAACAAGTACCTTCGCCCAGAGACAGCTATAATTGCAGGGCTACTAGGCGCAGGGGCGCTGACTGGGTCAGAGGATGCTGAGGCGGGTGCTTTAAGTCTTGCAGGTAAGTCTTTTGTTGAGATTACTGATTTAGCTAGGAAGAGATTGCTTGATGCTGGCTACTCTGGTGATATGGCTGAGCGCGTACTTAATAACATAGAGCCTGATAGCTATATGCGCTTAGCAACTGGTGAGCTTCCTGTAGATGAGGCTTCTCGCTTCGCTAGGGCTGCTGATATGGGTATAGATATGTCTACGCCTTGGTATCACACTGGGCCTGATCCTGCTATCAACAACATCAGAACAGGCAACTATCCACTTACAGATATAGAGCGCCCATTCTGGCTATCTAGTGATAAGGTCGCATCATCTACTTATGATGCCCACAAAGATCCGCAAGAGTTTTTCATCAATTCTAGCTTGCTTGATATTCTGCAGGCTAATGGCAAGAAGTGGAATGATCTCACTGGTTCAGAGTTAATATCTCCGAGTGGAAGGCGGGTAGATATACCAGAACGGGAACTTGGTTACAGAACTACTGACGACTTTGTTGATGCATCCAGAGACTATGGCAGTAATAAGGGTGTAATTTTCAAAGATATCATTGATATTGGTGGCAACTTCGCTAACGCAAAAAGGGTTGCAGGTGATGTAGAGCCTGACTCCAATATCGCAGAGATACTTATGCGCTTAGAGGATGCTGGTGGTCATAATGTTGCTGCCATGATTGATAAGGATAGTATTCGCAACAGGTGGGCTTTGTTTGATCCAGATGCAAAGAATACTAGCGGTGTGTTTAGGTCGGGAAAAGCCCCCACTGCAGCAGCAACCGCGCTTGCGCTGGCGGCAGATAATCAGAATGTAACCCTAGATCGCTACATGAGCCAGCTAGGTGCTGATAAGAAGCCTGATATCTACAACTATGGCGAGATACTGCCAATCAAGCGCAGCAAAGTCACAGGCGACTACAGTTACGCCACAACAGGTATACTTGAGGAAGTTCTACGTGGATTGCTCGACATTGGTGAAAGCCGCAAGTCAGGCGTAATCACTAACCCACAATCTATACTCGATGTATTGATGTAAGGAGTTCACAATGGCTTGCAGTAAGAAGAAGCGCAAAGGTCGAGGTAAGAAATAATGGCTATCACAACATACGCAGAGCTGCAGACAGCGATTGCTGACTTCCTCAACCGAGATGATCTTACATCAGTGGTCACAACCTTTATCTCTCTAGCAGAGGCTCAGTTTCAGCGGGATATCCGGCACTGGGAGATGGAGAAGCGACAACTGGCCTCACCTACTGAGCAGTATCTAACCAAGCCAAGCGA